AATCTATATAGGTCATAATAGGTAAGAATTGACTTCATTCATAAACTCAGTAAGAGAATGGCATACCACATATTTATTTCGGAACTTTTCAGCCTCTCTCTGCCATCTTATCTGCTCCTCGCTTTGTTTCCCTTTCGGTCTCTTCATTTCGATGCAAAGAGCGGAAAATCCTTTCTTAGGTACAAGCAGTATCAAATCGGAAACACCCCTTACACTTCCCTCGTACTTCATTTGTGCTCCAGTCCTGGCATCACGCTTGCCACCATTTGGGACAGCAAACAACATAAGACTCAAAGACGGATATTGAATCCGGAACCAAGTCAGACAGCTATGCTGTATCTGACTTTCCGATTGCGGTGTAGTTTGTTTCTTTCTCATAATCTTCCTTTGAATAAGTCCATAGCCATATCTACTACATTCTCCTTAACCACATCATCCGTTCCGGTAACACCGTTAGCTATACCTTTCTTTCGCTGGATAACATCATACATGTATTCATCAATGGTATTCTTACCAAGAAAGTAGTAACAGTTAACGTTATTCTTCTGCCCATTACGGTGTGCCCTATCTTCTGCCTGCTCACAGTCAGAAAAAGTCCATGGGAACTCGATGAAGGCTACACGGCTGGAAGCAGTCAAGGTGAGCCCGGTACCGCCCGATTTGTAGTTAAGGATAATCAACGTACAATCCGGATTGTTCTGGAAAGCATCCACAGCCATCTGTTTCTGCGTAGCGTTATCCTCACCCGTAACCGTTACAGCTTTGGGAAACATCTTCTTCAGTTCCAACACTACTTCTTTTAGGTAGGCAAAGACAATCAGTTTTTCTCCACCGTCTATCACGTCATGGATGAATTCGGCAGCCGCCTTGATTTTCCCACGTGCAGAGATGGCTTTCAGAATGCCCATACGAACCATTACCTCGCCCCTCATGGACTTGGCTATCTTCTCATCATCCGCATTCTTGTAGACACGCAGATATTGTATGAGGTCGCTTTCCGCTTTCTCATACTCCAACCGCGTAGTGATATCCATCTCAATATACTGACGTGTCTTGTCTGGAAGCTGCGTCAACACTTTAGCTTTTTCACGCCGGAAGAAGCAGGTATTCCAAAGGCGCCAGTTCAGTTCTTTCAGATTGGAGGCTTTCTTCGGCCCATTACAGAAACGTTCGGTGAATGTCTTATACCCTCCAAAATCCTCCAACCGTCCCATTATCTTGAGTTGCTGTATAAGGTCAGTATTGTCATTCACTACCGGTGTTCCCGTCAGTTCAAGAATGAAATCCTTGCCTTTACAAATGCCCTCAACAAACTTGCTCTGCTGGGTCTTGGTAGACTTGCACTTATGCGACTCGTCAATGATTACAGACTTGAAAAGGGTTATACGTGGGTCAAAGGTGATTGATTTCAGCGTAAACCGCGTATCATTCTTCACATCCAATACAAAGAACTTTTTCAAGCTCTCGTAGTTAGTGATGAAGATGTCACAACACTTGGTTTCAATGAAGCGCTGCCAAGTATTTTTGTTCTTATCATCAAGGATTAGCGCCTGCTTTCCAGCAAATTTCTTGAACTCACGCTGCCAATTTATTTTAAGTGCTGCCGGACATACAACAAGGCACGGATAGGATTTTGCAATCGTCACCGTGCCTATTGCCTGCAAGGTCTTACCGAGTCCCGGCTGGTCACCGAAGATACACCGTTTATGGGCCAGAGCATAGGCTATGCCCTCCTTCTGGTAATCGTACGGTTCAAGTAGCAATCCGTGGGGAACGGTCAGCTGCGGCATCGGAGCAATGTCAAAACTCATATCGACCTTTCTTTGCTCCGACCGTTGTACGGAACCGCAGAATCCCTGCTGTACCGCCCATTTCGCCATTGTATCAACATACCATTCATCAGCCAAGTCAACCCACCACGCCTTTTCATTGAAAAGATATGCTTTCTTTGCGTTAGCCTTGACTGATGGAATATTGTTCACGCATTTAACCAACATCGGATGATACATGAATTTCAGTTTGAAGCCGTCCGGATATTTGGTGATACAAAAAGGTGCTGCCATATCAAGCTGCCGGCTCTTTAATCTTCACTTTTTTACTTTTGTTTCTCGGCTTCACTTTCTTCCCGTCAATCGTCAGAGTAGTGCCACTCTGTTCCACCACTTGTTTAAGGAACTCATTCGCTTCCTCTTCAAATGCAGCATCTCCCACCGGGTCGGCTGCAATGTCCGTAGGAATATCCCCATCGAACGGAAGTTCCTGCTGGACTACCGCCCATTTCTTAGCGGTAAGATACTGTTCCACCTCATAATTACATGCCTCAATTGCCTGCTGCAGTTCGAATGCATGCTTATATTCCTCGTTCTCATTGTTGAACATGGTAAACGGAGCTATAAGGTTAAGCACCTTCTTACTTTTAAGAAAACGTTTTCCAACCAATACCACACCTTCATTGTCATCCGAACCGCTAACTGTGTAGCCCGTGACCTCGAATGTAGAGAAGATTTCTTCCGGCAGTTCATCTATGGAGTCCTTTCCATCAGCTTCTTTCTGCTCACAGAGGAAAGCAAGGTGAGGAATCAATTCGTTAAACGCTGCACGCAAATCCTTATGGATAAGATTCTTTCCCTCAATGGTTACATTGTCCTCATTCTCGTTCTTGAAAGAGGCAACAAGCGTGTTGTCTTTCGTGATTTTTGCTTTGGTGATATTCATTTCTACCTCCTGTCTTTATATTCGTTGATAAATTCGTTATAGTAACGGTCAGCCGGAAGAGGGAGCGTTATTCCCAGTTCGGCAGCAGCATCGGCCTGAACCTTATTTAGAAAGTCAGTCATCTGCACTGTATTGAGTTTCGATGTGCTTCCGGCAATGACCATTTCTTTTCCTCTGAAATACGAAGTCCTTCTGAGAAAGCGGTTACAATAGTAATCGTGTACATCCTGCTTGTCCGTCCCGGTCTCCTGCTCAATACAAGTAAACCACAACCACATAAGCGCATTCTGTGACAGCGTCCTTGGCTCTGTGAACCTTTCGATTTTTACACGATACCGACCATTACGAAGCTGGGAACACATGAAGTCAAAAGACTTGCTTATGTGTACCTCGCCGTTGACCTTTTCCAGAATTGCTTCTTGTGCCATTACTCTAATCCAAAGATTTTTTTATCAGAAATAATGTCTCGATTTGCTTCCAAAAACTCTATGAAATGCTCGCAGTGTGCCGTAAGCAGCTTAACCGTCTGTTCATGGTTATAAGTGTAGTATTCCGGGTATTGCGTTCCGCTAATTAGTGGCGTCCGGCTGGTACCGCCCTTCATCTGATAGGCAGTGTACTCAAACGCTTTCACGCTTTCCATCTGACTGGAAGCAATCAGACAGTAAGGATATACATGGCGCTGCCAGCCGTGTTCATACTTGCCAAAATCATACTTAGATGTTGTCTTGATATCATATACGGTATCACGAACGAGCTCATCTATATACCCATAAAGCTCCACATCACCATAGCGAGTGGGAATGACTGCGGACACAAAGACTTGGGACAATGCACCGGAAAAATACTTCGACTGCTCTATACACCAGCTACGGTCAAATAAGAAATTACGCTCTGGCGCGATATCAGTAGCAGGAAAATATACCTGAATGGTATTCGTTTCTCCATCACCGATAATGGTGTATGGCTCCCGTTCGCTTGGTATATGCTTTTTCTTGTGGATATAGCAGTCTATGACAGCATTAAAGGCCGTTCCTTTATCAGCTGCCTCACTCTCAAACGGGACACGGTTTATCGCATCAAGTAGGCTTTGCTTCAGCTCCGCTTCAATTTCTTCCGGACTTTTCTTGTATTCTCCCGTTTCATTATCGACATTCCAGAAGCTCTCTACCTGCTCATCAGCCCGTAAATACTGCTCGAATTTATCGAGCAGTGACGGGTAGAATCTGTACTTAGGCTGCCGGCTCATACTTATTACTGAGTTTATTGAACTTCAAACCTAACTTTTTGCATTTCTCGTTAAGCAGCATGCCAGCCCGAACTTTACTATCAAAGATATGCGTCATTCCCGCAATAGCTTCCCGAACAGAATTGGCAGATTGAACATCTGTTACTTGTTCCACCGTGTCACGGATAGCGTCAAGAATAGCATCATATTCGGAAGATAGTTCCGTTTGTTTGGTCTGATACCCCTTGTAGGTATTAATGATATTCGTCATAAAATCATTCTTACCCGTTACGGTACCGGACTCATCAATGATAACGGGTATCTTGATACGAGAAGGAAGATTACATGTGTTCTTGCCGTAGAACTTCTCGCACGGGTCAAAAGAAATAGTTCTATCTTTACCGATAGCTTCCATGTAACCAACCAAATCCAACTCCTTAATCAAATCACCGGCAGATGAGCCACCAATCTCCGGACGTATCTGTTTTTCGTCGCCTACTTTCTCCTCCCGTTCATGAGCCACGAAGATAACAGACTTGCCCATGAGTGTGACTTGATTAACGAAGTTGATGAACATGTTCTTACGTACTCCATACCCCTGCAGGGAAAGGGTACCATCCGCTTTCTTCATCTTCGGATTCGCTGCCATAATCGCCTTATCCATAAAAGAAAGCATCTTTCCGGCAGTATCAATCACAATAGTGGAAAACTCCTTGATTTCTTCGGACGAAAGTACCTGGTTCGTCTCGTCCCAGCTTGTAATCTGGACGGTCGGTACACGATGGGCGGCATTGACACGGTGAATACCGCCGTCATAATCGAACAATACCGGATTGGGAGCCGATAATGCAAGAGTGGTATTATGTGTTACAATAAAGTCATCTGTTATATACAGTTCGTCTTCATTCGACACTTTGATACAAACACATTCAGAATCCTCTATCTTTTCTGCGTCAATTATATATCTTGACGGGGTGACAGGTTTCCATTGCGCAGCCTTCCGTTCTAACGTGAATGGGCATTCGCTCATGTTAACGGTAACTCTATATTCAATCCCCTTGTCTTCTCTTGGATAACCTACTGCTTTAGCGATTCCCCCCAAGGAAAGGACAAGATGAACAAAATCATCCGCAAGTATTCGGCTTGATGTTGAGAAACTGACTCTATTCTTGTTTGCATGCCCGTCAGTATCCATTAACCCGCGTAACAAGGCCAATCTCTGCTCACGACTTCCGAGCTTGTATTCAGAAGGTATAAACTTATCTCCGGAATGAACGTTCAATCCTAAACGTTTTATCTTCTGAATATACCCTTCACCATTACCCCGAAGAACAATACTATATTGTGGGCACTGCGGAGCTTCATTCTTCCGAATAGAATATACACTTGGTAACAGCATCTTGACTTCTTCCAATATTTGATTATCCATATCAGGATTGGAAAACATAGCAACGTTGCCAGTCAAAGAGCCGTCACCAATTAAAACACCCAAAATATACGGGTTTACTTCATACTCCTTTTCCGGATAATCCATAGCTTCTGCAACGGGAATCTCATAACGAGGTATTGCCTTTCTTGTTGTTGATTGTCTGGAAGGAGACAAAGGACAAGAGATACCTTTCGCTATCATTTCCTTTAAAGTCACATTTTTGAATCCCGCCTTTCGGCTATTGCCTGTACTTGACCTCACTGTCCATATATGTTCTTCATCACAATAGGTTATTGCAGAATCATTAGTCATAATCCGATACACCGGCCTTATCCCCTGCGGATAGATGCCAAGAACTTTCTGCACCTTTCCGTCATGCCCCATAACTTCATCGCCGACGGATAAATCAGATAACTTCTTGAATCCAGTTGGCGTTAGAATATTGCAATACAGTGGTTGGGCTTTTCCCATGCCAGGTTGGCCGTAAATCAGTGCTGACAAGGTAGTCTTAACG